AGGAGTCTTTCGGAGTAGAGGCACTTAACAGATCGCAGGATCGTGTTGGTGCTCCTGGCAACTCTGGGGCGATCCTCTGGCTCAACATCAGCGAGCCTCAGCTGCTGGAACCGAATGGCTGATTGTTTGGTGAAAGCCTGCTTGGCCGGCGTGTCCAGATTGTACCCTAGCAGCTTGCAGTAGCTCTTAACAAACGAGATCACGCCTCGTTTGGTCTTGTCCCTGGATTCCGTGTTGAAATCGAGGTAGTGCTCAATGGCGCTGCGGACACTGTTGCCCTTGGTGCGTTGCTCTTGGACTTTTTTCGTGAGCCTGCCTGGTGCGATTTCCCAGGCATCGTTTTTATCTGAAGTGCCCGTAGACACTGTGTACACTGTACCCAAAAAACAGGTCTTTGCGTAGTACTTGGAACCTCGCTTAAATAGCGTGACTTTTTTGATGTTCATGTTCTTGCAGTTGTTGGACTTACACTGCAAGTGACAGAGGGAAGAAGTGGTACACCCGTAGGGAGTCGAACCCCAAACCTTCTGATCCGTAGTCCGTTCGACTACCACTTGCAGTGATTTATAAGTAACCCACTATTAACAGGCTGTCAACAGGGGAGCATCACGGTGTTGAGAAAATTTGGACACAAAAAAACCGAGGCTTAACCTCGGCTGCTTTTAATCTACTCCCAATGTTGGGCGACCATATACCCACTGCACAAAAACTGACCTCCATGCTTATCCTCAATGATCATCGCCTGTCCGGGACAGATCTCAATCAGCGTGTATTCTTTACCGTCAATGCGAACTGTATCCCCAGGCTTCATACCGCACCCTCCTCGCGGTTCTCAATCTGTTCATTGACAAGATGGGAGAGGTGGATGCGTAGGATCGAAAACGCCAACTTGGTAGCATATGTGTCGTAGTCTAGGTACTCTCCCATTTTCAGCTCTTCAACCTCATCCTGGGCATCGTCGTATAGGCTCGGATCCCATTTGCGAACCAAGTGAACTAGGTCGTGAGCTTTGCTGTAATAGCAGACGTACTGAGAAGAGTCAGCGCATTCCCAAACAAGCTCTTCAGCTCTCTCCCTGTCTGTAGTCTCGTCAAGAATGTCTTTTGCGATGCCCTCAACGTAATCAAGGTATTCAATGTGATTTTCCATGTTTTGTTCTTTCTGTTGTTGGATTGGTGTTGTTTATCTGTACGGGTGTTAAAGTACGTTAAACACCTGGAGATGTCAACAGGATATCAACAGTTTCTTCCGTTGGATCAGGACACAAAAAAACCGGGGTCTCCCCCGGCTTGCTTAGAAAGTGAGTTGGCTATTCTTCAGCCTGCTCGGGCTCCTCAGCCATGCTCTTTTGAATGACGTTGAAGACCCCAATCATATCGGTGCTCTTGAAGATGCCTCCATTTTTATAGAGAACTCCCATGTCATCGAACTGCTTGTTCAATGCTGCAATTTGCTGCTTGGGTGGTATCTTATTGAACTCTTCTCTTGTCATTGCTTTGCTTTCTTCTTGGCTGCTGCTTTGTCTTTCTTGGCTTTGTCAGCAGCTATCTCAGACTTACGCTTCTTGACCTGGCCCTTGCTGAGCCATGGCGACTTGTTCTTAATCTCGCGATCAAGAATCGTACGATACTTATTGAGCGTTTCCTTTTTAGTCAACTCTTTTGAAACGGGTATTTCTGCGACCATCTTCTTGAGCTCTTTCTTAATGTCGTCAGCTTGCTCAATTGGCAGTGCGCCATCCATAACTGCCAGATCCACTCTTGAACCTAGCTCGGTTCCAAAGTTTTCTTTGTCTTTACTTACCCTAAACGACTCAACCCTGCCGGGAAGCCTCCTGGCATACTCAACACGATCAACTGCCTGATTGACTGGACCAGCCCCTCCTGCTTTTACGCGCCCCCTGGCTTCGTTCAGTTTCCGTTTTGCGTAGCTCATGACCAGCCTAGCAAGCTCTGGATTGTTGCCCTCAGAGGAGTCTGTTGTCGGGCTATCTTTAACGTCCTCTGGGCGTGTATATGTTTCAACGACCACCTCTTCGACGACAAATTCTGGCACGTCATACTTGGCAGCAATCTCTCTTATCTTGTCCGCATTGACTGATATCTCAGCCCTCATGTTCCCGTTGTAGAAGTGATCTCCAATGAAGATACCGTCCGGGGTTTCGGTGTACCCGGTTAGGAACGGATTTCCGGTTTCGTCCATGAGACTCGCCAGCTCACCGTAGAACTCTTTAACCTGCTCAGAAGACATATGCCGAGTGTCAAACTGGATCGCAGTGTTGAACTTCTCGCCTGACATCGTTTCCTGGAGCGTTGGTCGCCTGATTAGGTTTCCTCCCTCCTGGTCCCATGCTTTCGTCAGTGCCTGCATGATGGTTCTGTTTAGAGCAGGTTCACCCCTCAGGAGGATGCTCATGTTGGGAGATGTCTGAACATCCCCGGTATCGAGTCTAAACGCACCAAACCCAGTCACCACCCCGGATATGGACACATCCACACCCATCCCATCGACTATAGACTGCAAGCCATCAGCAAGCCCGTCAGCAACTGCCTGAGTCATCGCTTCAACACCCGCAATGTCTTGGATGTTTTGGATCTTCCTGGCAGTCGGAGTGGTACCCTCAGAGGTCACCTCGATTGGGATTGATTGCTCTGATGTTGCGTTGTATGTCTCCTGGATTACGCGAAATGCAGTGGCTGCTTTTTCGTTGATATTTTCACCCAGATCTTCACCAGCTGCTAACTTGTCAAAAGCATCAGCTACCTCTTTGAGCCTGTCACCAAACCTGACTAGCTCCCGGTTGCCAAGTAACGGGTTGTCGCTTTTCTCAAGTGCCCAAATGACTTCTTGAGCATTCCTGGCTTTAAATTTCTCTTTGCCCAGCTGAGCAGCAAGACCTAGATCATTGACTCGATCTGCGATCATCCCATCGATCATCTGCTGCGCGTCATAGACCGGTCCACTGCCCCCTGGAGACAATCCAGCTTCATCGTTCTTCTTGTAATACGAGAACTCTGTAGTCGGCTCGAAACCCTCTGCGACTCGATCTGCCCAGGACTCCGCGTTCCAATCGCGCCTGCCATCTATTAGCAAAGATCTGGCGTGCTGGTAGTCGAGCTCAGATATGGATTTAGGTGCCCTCTTTTTAAGCTCCCCTTTGGCGTTTGCTCGCCTGATCTCAGACTCTCTGAGTACCTCCTCAAACATCTTGCTATCAATTGTTGATTTGACTCGATGCTTTGGCACACTCCACTGATAGGCTCCCTTTTTCTTGCGATTCTTTACCGGAATGTATCCCCCCGTCGCGTAGCCCTTAGCAGCCATGTCCCACATATCGACAGTGGCAAGACCATCCAGGAACTTGGCGACTTGTGTTTCCAGCTCTGGAGTCATCTTTCCAGTGGTCAGGCCGAGTGTTTTTGCTGCCAAGTGACGAAGCTTTAAAACCTCGCGGCGACGTTCGCTAGGAGTCAGATCTTGATCGGCAGCTGCCATCTCGATCAGGTCTGCCAGGGAATTGAGATAGAAGTTGCGAACTTTGTCGTCGGCACCAATCGCATCGTCGGACAACACGTCAAAATGCTTCCCATCTGACCAATCTTTAGCTGCTTTCTTTGCCCCTAACTGACCGGTGCCCATGCCAATCTTGTATCCAGCAGGCTGCTCCCTAATCGCCATGGTAGATCTCACCGACTTAGTTGCATTAGCGGCAACACCCGTCCTGGGTGACCCGAGCGCAAGCATCCTCAGCATCAACTCAGCTGCACTGTAGATCTGAGGCTTACCATCAGGACCGTTGACAGCAAGTGGCCTGGCAATCCTGTAGCCAACCTCTGCCATGTCCCTGTAGAAATTGGCAGCTGCAAGCGCAAACTCTGGGTTTGCTCGTATAACATTTCTGATTCTTGCTACCTGTTCTTCTACAATGTTCAACACCTCGGCATAAGTATTTGGTACGCCAGCAATGTTGCGGTTGACTACTCCCATTCTAGCGGGGAGGGCCACTGAGTTTGGATCGGGATTGTCTGGGTAGTCTGCGATGCTAAGTCCTACCTGCTTCCTGGACTTGTCTCCAACATCCATTCTGCGGATCTTGTCTTCCTGGGCTTTTGCATCCCCAGGATCAAACATCTTAACTACATCACTTGGGCTGATTGCCTGATCGTTCTTCTCGAGGATCTTGATGTCAGCATCATCAAACATCACGTAGTTAAATGACTCGCGATCTTTCTTTTTGCGGCTAGGCCCATCGAGGTACTTGATGCCTTTTACCCCGTTTGCAAGCAACGCTTCAGAAGCCATCTTATTGGCAGCTCCGTAGGTTCCGTTCTGCTCCTCATCAATCCTGTAATATTCCTCAATCGACCTGTAGATCGAAGCGCCACTGGGATCCAGTTTCTGGAAGTTTTCCCAGTTCTGAATGTTAGCGTAATTGGATCCACCAGATTGCAGGCTCTTTGAGATCTTCTCAACTGCCTGGCGCACTGGCTCGGACTGCTGGCTCAGACGCTTGTCCCATTGAAGTGCATTGCTGTCTTCTATGTTTAGATCAACTTTGTAGAGGAACCCTCGCTCATTGCCGGTGACATGTTCGTAGACCCTATCGCTCGGAGCAGTGGAGTGAGTTCTTGGTCTCTCATTACCGGGCGGGGTCCACGTCGGTGGCTCCACCCTGACAACAGTCGCCGTCCACTTACCATCTTCGGTCGCTTTGAAGTCGATGACTTTGTCATAACCACCGAAGCCTGCTGGGACGATGCTCCCAACTTCAAAGAAGCTTCTGAGCTCTTCAATTGTGTAAGAGCTACCGTCGGCAAGTTGCTTACGGTATCCCTCCCCGATGTTCCTGTCCTGAGCTGCGTATAAACCGTAACCGTAAGCTGCGTTGCCCTCTCCGGTCCCGACCATCTCAATGTCGAACCTGTCGAAGTCCGCCCCAGATCCATGGAAAGCTGGCTCAAAGAAAATGAGTCCAGGCCTGGTAGTGAACGATGCATTTTGCCCCCTGACAAATGGCTGCTCAGACAGAACTCGACTACCCCTAAATGGACGCTTGCGAACCTCGTTGCCTCCAGGCTCCAGGTTGCGCTGGATGTCTCGGTAGGCCGACTGGCTCAGAGGCATCCTGGGCATGTCAGTTGACCTGACTGCGTTGACCGCATCCAAGCGCCTGGTGCGAATGACATTATCCTGGCGCTCCGGATTCATGTCCCTCAACAGTGCGTCCTGCCTCGAGGTGTTGTTGCGCCAGTCGATGTCTTTCTTTTTAAAGCCCATGAACGCAGAAAGCACGTTAGCTTTCTTCCTGGCTGCTGCTGGATTGTCGTCCAGACCTCGAGCCAAGCCACCCTCGAATTGCTCTGGGGGATTGGTTGCGTTTTCGAGATACTGCAAGAGATCTTTCTGGAATGCTGCTCGGTCTCCGCCCCACATTTGCGTGATGTTCCCTGACCTCCTGGAATCACGCATGACTCGATTATATTTGTCGGTCAGGTGCGTGATATCGAGCCCATTGAAAGTGAAGTTCCCAGCTTTGGTGATCCGCATCGAAAATGGCACAACGTGCCTGATGGTGGATCCCAGTGCAGAGGAGTATTGAGCTTTCTGAACTGTCCTGCCGTTCTGGGTGTAGAGCCTGGGGTTGTAATCAATCTCAATCACATTCCCATTCTTCGCGGCTTCGTTGATTGTTTCCAGGTGATCCAGCAGGCGCTTTGGCATCAGATACCTGGGAGCATTCCTCAGTGCTTTTAGAGTGTCCTGGTGCAGGTAGTCCCCAGTTATCTCGCCAGTGTCAACGTCAAGCCTGACAGGCTGCTTGCCTGGGAGCTTTTCGTCATCGTTGATGACCTGATTTGAGATAGTGTCTCGGAAAAATTTAGCCCTGGCAGTCTCTTTGTCTCGAACAGCTTTCTGGCTTCCCTCGAAAACGATGTTCCCATCTGAGTCGTAGACTGCATTACCGTTCTCGTCATGTTTGACCAGAATACTAGCCTCTAAGCTCCTAGCCAATGCGCTCCCTTTGCGAATCTGATTCGCCCTGAACGATTCTCCGGATTCTCCCTCAGAAACCTCAGCCCTGGTAAGCTTTCCGTTTTTCTCTGTGACCCGGTTCTGGAAGTTGATCAGGTTGTTGATTGACGCCTCTAGAGCTGGCGAATCGTATGCGATGCGCTTGCCATCTCTGCTGTAATTCTGAACAGACAGAGCCCCAGATGGGGTGGTAGCACCAATCCAGGTTGCCATGGTTTTTGCAACTCTGGAGAACGGTCTGCCCAGTTTTTGTGCGTTTGTCTCTAGCCCAGCTTGAGTGATGTATAGAGGGTTTTTGTTTGTGAGGAATGATTCAAATACATCAGCAACAACCTCCTCTTTCATCCGGACTCGCTGCCAATAAGCAACGTCGGACTGAGGAGTTCCAGGGGTAGCGTTGTCTGCTCGACGCTGGTCCATCTTGATAATGTCTCGAACCATGCGCTTCCCTGATTCCAGCTGCTCTGGAGTGTTAGCAGACTTTATAAACCGATCCAGGTATTCTCTGTAAAACCTCTCGAGGTCGGCATCACTTATCATGCCGTTAGTTGCTTCATCACCACCCCTGCCTGGTCTGTCGAAGAGGATGCCCTCGATGTCGTCAAAAGCTCCCTGGTAAAGATCCAGACGCTTGAGCGCGTGAATGCTTTCATGGATGAGCGTTGACTTGGTCATGCGCTCGAGGTTCACCAGGACAATGGGTTTAGACCCGGCCTGCCTGGTGTTGAGCATCTGCACGCCCCTGGTTGGGCTTATGATCCTGTCTGCGTCTTTGTTCTCAAACTGGTTTTCATATTTGGCTTGGACATGGTCCAGGGGAAGTGACTGATCAACCCCATTATCAATCAGCATTTTTTCAACTTGCTCAATGTCTTTGCCATCCCAGTAGACAAAGTCCACGTCAGTGTCGCCTGTTACCCCAGAGGTAAATCGTTTAGCCCAAGACTCGAATGCTGACATTCTGGCAATGTCCCCCATCCCTAGCTCACCAGCATCGATACGACGTTGAATGATTTCTTGGAGCTCGGGAGCCATTTGACTCATGAACCGTTTGGCTTCCGATTCAATCTGGATTTTGTTGTTCCAGAACGCTCGCCTGCCAGCCCCTGCTATACCACCAATGCCGGCACCACCAGCCATGGACACTCCGGTCATTTCCTCATCACCGGTCGGCAGTGCCATGATACCTCCAGCAATTGCACCTCGAGCACCCATTGCGGCAGCATCGATGACGATGTTACCGACAGGTGCTGCCATACGTAGCAACGGAGACAGAAACGGTACATCATTATAAATGCCATGTCCCCAAAACCTGGCATACCGATGCATCCTAGGATTGTTCCTAGCAAACTCACCATCGCGGCTCATGCGAAGCAGGAAGTTATCACTGCCGGCTTCATCGACCTGCCGACTGGCAGCTTTGAGAGTGTCAGCTATAGTCTGAAGACTTTTGGCTGCGACGCCCGGAGACACACCCCGGACTTTGCCTATGTCTGCCGTGTCGTCACCAAAACCAGCTGTAAGCTCTTTCAGCTTACCACCGGCAGCCGTTACAGCGTCAGCAGTCTTCTCAACGCCAGTAGCAGCCGCATCCAGGACAGCTTTAGTAGCGCCCATCTGAATTGGTTTGCCATACTTGGTGCCCAGTCGAGTTGCAATCGTCTCAGGAGCGAGTGGATTGACAATGGATAGCATCTCAGCTGCTTTGGGATTAACAGCTGCAAGCAGATAGTCTTTAACTGAATCAGCAGTGGCTACAGAGTCCTCGTCGCTAGTAAGCACTGAACCTGCTATATCCCCCAGGATGGTGCCCTGTCCCTCAGCGTAGGAATTACGATCAGCGACTGTCTTGGACAACTTCATCGCCAGGTCGATGACCTGGTTTTTCTTTTCTTCTGGGAAATCTTTATAGGTGCGCTTTTTGTATGTCGGAAACGTGTAGCCAGAACCGTAACCCTGGTAGGATCCGCTTGGGGTAGCCACACTGTCCTGGAGTGCATTGTTGAGCTGCACCATCTGCCCAATGATGCCCAAGTCGTAACCAGCTCGGAGGGCACCCTCAACACCAGTAGCGGCTAGGTTGCCGACTTTCTTGAACTTATCTGGATCAGTGTTCTCAGGGTTTAGAACCCCAGCAGCACTGGCTCCCATCTTCAGAAGCTCAAGACCTCCGCCGGCTGCCTCCATGACAACTGGGCCAATGCCGCTGGTGAAGTTTTTAATAACCTCGGTTGGGCTGAAATCTTTCTCAGCCATATACTCGAGGTAGGTATTCCACTGATCCCTGGAGTATGCCCGACCAGGGTTTTGCTTCATCACCTGATACAGTTCCTCAGGGGATGATGTCTCAAACTCGTCGTAGATCTTTGGAAGATTTGAAAAGTCTGGCTTTTCTTCACCAGGCGTTTCAAGCATGTCGAGAGTCAACCCATCGAAGTTGTTCTTTCGGGGTTCTACTGACTCTAGCATATCCAGAGTCAGTCCGCTAAAGTCAGGCTTAGTTTGCGGCATTTACGTTTCCGAAAAATGATTTCTCTGGGACTTTCTTCATCTTCCAACTTCCATTAGCCCAGAATTTGACAGTCTCTCCAGGGAAGATCACTTCGTTGACAACCAAGTCTTCATAGATCCCAGAGAGAACAGCATTGTTTACCTCACCCTCAGACATCTTGTCTTTCAGCCAGTAGGCTTGAGTCGGCACATTCTTCAACTTAGAAGCCTCGCTTTCGTATCTAGACACGTCCATGCCACCGTCAATCGCTCGCTTGAGGTGGTTCCTCGTAATTCTTGCAATGAGAGACTGCGTAGCAGCCATGACTCGCTCATTGGACTTGGGCGTGTTTTCAATCGTAGCAATCGTACCACTGTATAGCTTAACATCCGCCTCAGTGAGCACCCCGGTCTCCTGGAAGATACCCCTAGCAAGAACTGGCACTAGCTGAGTGATTGTGGATCTGAAAGCATCCAGATTGTCCGATGTCTGATTAGAGAAAGCAGCTGCATTGCGTTTCAAATCAGCAAACCAGCTTGTGAACGCTGATCCCTGGAACGGTATCCCCAAATTGGACATCTGCTTCTCTGCGCTGACTGCGAGCTCAAGAGCCATGAACGCCTGACCTATGGCTTCATGCTCCGAAATTTTAAGCTCGTTACCCCCGCTTGTAATCTTGATTTGATCTGACAAAGAAGCGTCTGCTGGGAGCTGTTCTCTTTTCTCACCAATAGCTTTAGCGTTCTTCTGCTGGTCAGTCATGTTGTCCAGGATAGCTTGCTGCTTACCTGTCTCCATTAAGAAAGTGTTAATCTTTGCGAAATTATCTGACGAAATGTTTCGAGTGGATCCATTTACCCCAGCATCCTCCCATGTCTTGCCGGCTTTTTTAAGTGCGTCGTAAGCAGCCTCCCAGCGAATGAACCCGTCAATCTGCGAGCGCCCCTGGGGAGTGTCAGGATCCACCTCAATGCCGGTTTTCTGATACATGTCGTCACTATGCTTCTCGTAGTACACCGACTTCTCTTCAGCTTTGATCGTCTTGTCGATCTGTCGCTTGTAGGCATACTTTTGCTGGAACATGTCGTTGATCTGACTGAACCGATTGAGAACATCCTGATCTTTAATGTTGCTCAAACTGTAGCCAACAAGATCTCGGTAAGTAGTAACGTCTTCTGGAGAGCTGAACTTGAGCTTGCCCGCCTCAGACGCAAAGTAGCCGAGCACTGTCTCGCTTTCTACGCGATCTGTTTCCATGCGCTCATAGACAGCATCTTCCTGCTTCATCTTAGTGGCGCGTTGTTCAATCAGCTGTTCAGTTGCGCGTTTATTGACTTCGTCACGCTTGGCCTGCATGTCCATCTCGCGGTCCCTAGCCGCGTTAGACCTAATATTGGCTGCTAGGTTTAACCCAGCATTCCATCCACTTTGAAAACTCATCGACCACCTCCCAGAAATGCGTTAACACCACTAGCTGCGCCGGATCCAAATGTTCCTCCCATGGAGCCAAACACGCCGCCACCTAGCCCAGCCATAGCAAGTCCTCCAGCTGTTCCCAGGACAGTGTTCCATGGGTTCATTTCAGCAGCTGCAATCGCATTCTGACTTTGTTGCTGGTAACTCTGCATAGCGAAATTAGAACCAATCTGCATTGCGTTTTGGTTAATACCGGTCCCTTGCTGGATCCCCATTGGGTTAAAACCTGCTGCCCCTTGTTGGGCACCTGAGATGGCACCAAATTGGGCTACCGGGGTGATCCCTGACAGGAACGATGCTGCATTAGCCAATCGTTGTTGACGTAGTCTGATTGCGGCATCACCGACGGCAAACGCCTCAGCAGCTGCATTAGCATCACCCATGATGTTTCCTCGAGCAGCCTGGGCTCCTCGCACTGCCTGGGTGACCTCTCTCCGCAGGTCATCCCCAAGACCATAGCCTGCTTCCAAATCTTTCTTGGCCTCATCTCCCAACATCTTACGTATTTCAGTCCCCTGGGGATCGGATAGCTCTAGCTCTTTAATCCTCTGCTTGATGAAATCTTCTCCAAATTCTTTTTGAACATCTAGCTGGCTCTTGGCAATTGTGCGTGCAGATTCAGCCATGAAGTCCAACTGTGCCCTGGTCTGATCAATGTCACCAAATCCAGTAAAGTCGGCTGTCCTCTGTTCCCCGGTCTTTGGGTCGGTGTAGGTGACAGACGTGCCTAGCGCAGCAGCTGACTCGATCATCTTTCGGATCGGCAGCGTCTCCACGTCCGCATAAACAGCAGCTTCGTTTGCCGCGGCTATGTCAGGTGGTGGTGGTGTTTTTGGTGAGCCCATATGATTCTCTTAAAGTCAGCGTATGTGTATCGTTTCAGTTTTTCCCTGCGGTGCCCCCAGTAGTTCAGCTCTGGTGCGTCCTGGTTAAATTCTTCAAAAGTTGCCAGCATGGTGTAGGTCGCATGTTTGCCGGGATTGCAAAGTTCATGGAGATAAACGTCTTTACCCTCCGGGTCGTTTGGCGACCAAAAGTGAGGAACGATGTCGCCATCGAAGTCTTTAATCCTCCTGTAGGTGACGAACCCAGAGATGCTCCCCCATTCTTCGACAACCATGAGTGTTCCGTTCCTGTTGTGGAATGCCAGGTGCTGCCGTACTTCATCATCTGTCCAATCCGCAAATATTCTCCCGTTTCCATTTTTCCTGGCGAATTCAAGAACCTTGTCAATTTTCAAACCTGTTTTTCGAGCGTCTCGAGGAACGCTCCCAAGTTGATGTTTCTGAGCGCAATGTATCTCTGATCATCCAGCTGCAATCCGGCCTCTGTGACCTGAGTTGCTGATGAACTGGTGATTTTAACCTGGAACTCACGCCCCTGATTGGTACCCGTCAGGCTCATATTGTGCCGCACGATGCCAGGCTTACCTAAGACAGCTGGCAAAACAAAATCCAGGCGGAGCTCACCGGTTCCAGTGTCCACCAGCTGACCACTGTCCAGGATGACTTCGTCGCCACCGTCAGGGATCAGCGTGATGTTTGCCCTGGCTTTGCTCTTGTAGAATTCAACCTCGAGAAAGTCGCAGGTCTTAGGTGAGATTGGATCACCGAAAGTCAGCCCTCTGGTCAGAATCTCAAACGGAACCTGGGTGTAGTCTGCCCCCAGCTGATCAGCATAATCATTCTCAGTGGTTGCGTCCTCGTCGATATGATCTCGCAGGTAGACGACGTTATTGTTCGTCGCATCAGCCCACACCAGGCGTCGCCTGTCATTGAGAGGTTCGTAGATATCAAATGCAGTTGGCTTCCAGCCAGACCAGCGCCCAGACCACTGCTTGAGATTGGTATCGTATACCAGGACAGTGTTGGGAGTCGTGGACGATCCAGTAGGCACTGCTAGGATGTATCTGCCTCGCCAGTAGGCAGCGCATGAACGGTTGGCATACCCCCAGTTGATCTCCTCAATGATATCGTGGATCGGAAGTGAGATGGGGTCCGAGGTTGCGACCTGATCCTGTTGGAATGCGGTGCCAATGCTGCGCACCCCATCGCGCGACAGGAACAAAATGTCGTCTCCAACTCTGACTGCCGACTTCTCAGCCAGGCATCCCACTTTGTCGCTCACCAGCTGTACAGTGTAATCGGCTGGTCTCAATGTTGGGTCTGCGTTAACAACGTAAATTGAGTTGTCTTTGAGAATAGCGACTCGGAAATCTTTAAAAGCAACAATGGACCGGATGGCATCACTGTTGCCCTTTCCGATCCTAATCGAATTGATTGCTGGGAATATGTCGCCAGTCCCAGGGTCGGTGTTATTTGGATCAGAGGTTACTTCTTCGTTCTGGTCAGCCCCCAGGTCAGGCAGGATGTAGGATACGTGGAGGTTGTCGATGCCGGTCGCGCAGAACAACCGAAACATGTGAGCTGTTAGGGCTCTAGTGTTTTCTGGGCTGTCAGTGTCTGCGATCTCGACGGCAACATCGTAAGCAACAATGCTGCTGACATCATCCCAAACGCCATTACCGTCAGCGTCCACCAGAATGTCCTCAGAACCAGTTTGTCGAATGACGAGTATGTCGCCACTTCCGTCTGTAAAATAGATTGCTCCATTGATTTCAGCTGCACTGCACTGATGGGCCAGGGCCGAGCTGTTATATTCTCCGGTGAACAAAACACCTGTTACATCCGGGGTGTGCAGGTAGACATTCCCATCCGCAAAGATCATGAGACCATAGTCCCATACAGAGGTGCGGAGTCCTATGACCGCATGGACGGTGGTGTAAGTGTCGGAAGAAATTCTCCAGGCACCGCGCCGGCTCTTTGTGATCCCAGAGGTGGAGAGCTCTACATTCTCGAGGTTGCTCGCCAGGATATTAGGAATCGTAGACGCACGTCCGTATGAGTTGATTCCCTGGATGACTGGTTGGGAATCAAATACGAGCGGATCATCAGTGGCGTCATTGAAATAAACTGGCATTGCTTAGAATCCAAAATCAACTCGGTCGTAATCGCCTATCACTGTTGGCTGGAGGATACTGACGGCAGCTGACTGCCCTCGCTCAATGTCTCTAGCGATATCCAGCTGGCTAGATGCTTCTGAGTATTTCACTTGAGCTTTGGCGTATTGCCTGGAGCGCTCCAGCATGTCTCCCTCCACAAACGCAATTAGTGCGTTATCTATTCCCCTCACCTGGGGCTCGTCGTAGTCATGCCGCATTGGTCTGACGCGTATCTTTCCGATCACGATGATCGAAACGTCTTCACCCGTTACGTACTCAGGGTTGAGATTGAGACGAACCCGGCAAAGAGAGTACTTGGTTTCATCCGCCGGGATGGTTTCGGTAGACGCACCGTTAGAGAACAGGACAGCCCCTGAGGTTGTGTTCTTGGATACGTAATGCACCTCATCGAATTCCTGGGATCCGTAGTAGTTGCTCGAGGAAAGTGTTAGCGTCTCCGCGACTGGTCTAGAGTTAAGCTTCCCTTTGAAGTAAATCGTGGTGCCGGAGTCTGCCGCGTTGGTGTAAGCTTTGAGCTGAACGCGGAATGGCTCTGTGCTAGTAAGCTTGGACAGGGCAACTGGTTCAACCTCGGTAAATGCTACCGGGTTTCCAGTGCCCAGGATTGAGTCCGGCTGCGTGCGAACAAGAGCTTGTAGGTCTCGGTAAGCAAGCAGCTGATCATTGTAGATGATGTTAATTGGCCTAGCCACCTCGTATGGCAGGGTGAACTCTTCCTCGTATGATACACTCTCTGTTGCGTTCGCCGTGTAGGGGTTAGTGTCGGGAGACTCCCTGGTCGGCAAGTTAAACTCGGAAATCACAATCGTGTCTTTCCAGAGACCGGTATCAACGATCATCTCATGCCTCTGCCTGATGAAGTCTTTGGCAGCTGCGATGGATGAAGCGTCGGTTTTACCGAGCTTGCTGCAAACAAAGTTGGCTATTGAGGAGAGTGTCATCTTTGCTCTGATTAGCTAAGTATGTAAGCAGTAATAGTTGCGTTAGTTGCGCTTACTTGACTTGTTGATTTGAAATTTATTGAAGATGAGGTTCTCGAATTCAAATTAAACGTGACCCCCGTTGAAGAGGACAATAATGGTAGGAATTCATCAACAGAATCAGTGAAGTTTATGGTGAAATACATGAACCCTGTACCTCCTCCGCCCGCAGTCAATGAGCTTGATACCGAGGCGATATTAACCGAGCCTGACGCCAACGTGGTGCTGCCCCCAGAATCCCTCGTAACCACTGCCTTGGCTACGTAGGTTATGCCGCCGCCGACAAGATCGCTTTTAGCAATCTTCTTAACGCTACTAGTGCTGGTATCATAAACCAGAAGCATGTCATCATCTGCGACAGTTGTGTCAGTGAGAGCAGACAGGCTGTTAACACTGGTCAGCGTAGCAGTCTCCAGATTTGCTTTTGTTATCTTCTTTGGTATGCCCCCATCCAGGACCAGAAATTCATCTGGATTAGCGATGTCAGCTGAGGACAATGCGGTCAGTCCGCTAACCGTCTTGTAGAGATTCTGAATTTGAAGACTCTTGTTAACCCCGGCTGCTTTGTCTTTAACCAGGAGGATATCATCAGTGCCTGGGGACGTGATCTCAGTATGCCCGGAGATCATTGTAGCATCCACGCCAGTAGCGTCTACAGTGCCCCAGGTGAGGGATGCGTCTGTTCCAGCCGATTTCAGAAACGTCCCAGAGGTGCCAGGCGTAAACTCTTCAAACACTCCGCCTGCCCCACTTTGGACTATCGTCCCCGAGGTTCCTCCTGACGCATTGGACAGTGAGGTCAGGTTAATCGAGTTGGAGGCAATGTTGGCCCCGGTTACAGCGTCCGTAGCCAGCTTATCAGCTGTCACGGCGTTATCCTGGATCATCGCAGTCGTCACCGTGTCACTGGTGATTGTCGCGTTGTCTACCAGGTTATTAAGCTTGGCAGCTGTTACTGTTTCACCGTCGGTGAATGTATGTCCCTTTGAGAGTCCCATTAGATGAGGTCTAGAAATTTGCGGATAATCCCAAACGTGCCCTTTGCTTTTTGATCTTTTATGATCGTCTTGAGCATCGGTTTGTAATCGATGTTGTTCTTAACCAGTTCATCTTTGAATTGGTTGCCAGCATCCAGTGCGCTGATCACTGCCATCTTGTATTGCCTACCGCGTATCGCAGCAGTGATAGCCAGGGCGCTTGTGAGGACAAACGTGATAAGACCTCCTAGGGGAAAGCCCAGGTCTCGAGGTAGCTCGGCAACAGATTCGGCGCTAGATTTAACCACCCAGTTGGTGTGAGTGGTAACCATGCTCACCGGGCCTAGTGGTGTTTCCACAGTGTTGGTCCTGGTGGTGATGACAGGCTCGTGGATCCTGTCTGACAGTTTCTCCCACTGAGCGCAGCCGGAGAATGTGAGTATGGCACCGGCCAGGAATGCTATTTCAATCCAACGTTTCATCGTTATCTCTCTTCTTGTTTTTGTAATCCCTGGCAGCTGACATGCACTTGATGACCGTGTATGTCAGGGTTGCCAATGCTATGCAGACTCTTAGAACTGAATCTATTTGAGTCGTAGTCACAGTCACCCCAAGTACGGCGACCATCCCAAATTTAACGTGATCCATCCAACTATTCACCGCGTCCCCTCCGGCAGCAGATAGCTTACGCCCAAACTCTCCGAGGTGTGGCTGGGGTTGGTGCAACGAG